GAAGGCTGCCACCCTTGGCTCCGCCGGTGCCACCGCCAACTTTGGGTGGTTGCGGCAACATCGGGTTAGTGCCGGGAAAGCCGCCACCAATCGTTTCAGACGGTGTCTGTCCGGCCGGGACTGGGATACCGCTGACCGAACCGATGAACTCGATCGGGATTTGGCGCGGCACGGCCGCCAACTGGCGCAGCAACTCGGCGTAAGCCAGGTCATACTGGCCTTTCTCAAGGAGGGCGACGATCTTGACTTGTTCCTCGCTGGTCAACTGGGCCTGCTTTGCAACGCCAGCCATTTCACGGACCAGGCTCCGCATGGCCTGATTGGCGGCTGCTGCAGCTTCAGGTGTGCCCTTACCGAGCGCCTCGAGCACCGTCGTCTGGTATTCCTGAAAGGCGGCGGTGAGGCCTTCGACGGCTTCCTCGCGTTCGAACTGGCCAAGTAGCGCGTCGAATGTGTCGATCAGGCCGTTGGTGTCGTCGTCGAGCTCGCGGATCGCGTTGGCGAGGCGCAGGCCGGCGTACCGCATTTCGCCTGCCGCTGTGTACGACTTGGCCCATGTCTTATTGAGAATTTCTGTGGCGTCGTAGACACGCTTCGTTTCTTTGCTCGTGCCAAACAACCAGCCGCCGAGCGAATCAAGAGCGGTGTTAACGCCTGGCAGTACGCCGCCGAGGGTTTGAATCGCGCCGTAGCCACGTTCCCAGGTTGATGCGGTTTCGTCGCTAATGCGGTTGACGCCGGCCATCACCGAGTCCAACGGGTTTAGGGCGTCGGTAAGAATTCGGGCGCCTTTGCCGAACAGGTCAATACCTTTGCCTACCGGGCCACCAAAGAGGAGATCGCCGAAGCGTTGTGCTGTCTCAAGCAGTTTGACTAGGGCTGGCAGCAAGGCCGAGCCGACGGCCAACGTGACGTCTTCGAAGGCGTCCTTGAGGGCGTCTTGAGCGGCGCGCAACTCTTTGGCGCGTTCGACCTCTCTGGGGTCGATGATCTTGGCATCGGACACGGATGCGATCGCGGCACGGAGCGCCGGAGCGCCACCCTTGATGATTTCGGACATTTCGCCCCACGACTTACCGAACACGGCGGTGGCCAATCGGGCGCGTTCTGTCGAGTCGTTGACGTCGGATAGGGCGCCGACGGTGCGAATGAAGGTTTCGTTGCTGTTGACTAGGCCGCGTTCGTTGCGCGCCACCTCGACGCCGAGCGCGCCGAATTCGTCGGAACCTTTAGCGATCGCCAAGTTCATCTTGTTGATCGCTTTTTGTAGGACCTCGGTTTCGATGCCGAGGTCGCCTGCTACCTCAATGAACGCTGATGCTTCTTCGACGGCGATGCCGGTGGCGTTGGCAAACTTGTCGGCGGCTAGAGCGAGGTCCTGAAATTCGCCGATGGCTTTGATGGCGAACGCGCCGATGGCGGCGCCGGCCGCCGCGGCGAACTGGCCAGCGTTTGCTTTGACGGCATCGAGCGCAGCTCCGGCTCCGGCTTTGAATTTGCCCATAGCGCCGTCGGCTTCGGCCACCTTGGTGCGGAAGTTGTTGAAGGCGTTTTGGGCGGATTGGAGGCCTTTGGCGTCGAATTCTGTGACTATCGGGATGTTGATTGCCATTAGAACTTCACTTTCAGGTCACGGTTGATTTCGTCCTCGACGCGCTCAATGATCGGTTGGAGTTCGCGGCCAATGAGTTCGATTTGGCCGTCGATGTCGCGCCACATGAATCGGGATGGCGGTCCAAGCCGGCTGGACAGCGCGGTGGCGAAGTTGGGGCGACGGAACTGTGGGGCGCGCCTCGAGCTGCTGCCGCCGGCTTTTCCGGCCATGTCGACGATCGCGGTCGGTGCGTCTTTGGTGCCGACGCGCACGACGGAAACGATGTCGCGGAATGGTCGGCTCGGATGGTTGCGTGGTTTGCGGGTGTCAAGTTTGACGGCGACGGCTTTGCGGCGGTTCCAGCCGGTGCGGCCGTTGTGGTTCATGCCGGAGAGTGGCGCGCCGCCGGGGACGCGCTGGTTAATTTCGTCGGCGAGCGGTTTGACGACGCGGCGGATGTCTTTGCCAATTTCGCGGCGGAGCGCCGGGTCGAGTTTGTTGAGGTCGCGGAGGGCTTCCTTGAGGCCGGTTGCTTGGATGCTCATGGTTACCTCCGTTCTTGGTCTGATTCGACCAGAAGGCGAACCATCTCGTCAATGATCGTGGCCGGGGCCTCGAGCAGTTCGTTCGGGCTGATGCCCGTTCGTATGGCGAGGCTGGCGATCAGGTTGACGGTTGCTGATCCTTTTCCTGGCGTTCTTTTGGGATGAACTGGACATCCTCAAGCGTGTCGATGAACTGCGGCCACACCTTCACGGTGATCTTGGACTTCCGCAGGGCTTCGTAAGCCAGGTATGCCAATTGTTTGAATTTGGGGTCTTGTAGGAAGCTGGTGATGCTGACGCCGGGATGGTGATCCTCCCAGGCGCAGGCGACGCCGTAGGTGATCGGGGCCGTGTGTTCGGCCCCGTCCACCATGACGACTTTGAGGTCCATTCCAATCATGTCGGGCTCCTGACTGGATTACGGGTTGGTGATGTCGCGCGCGAAGGTGCCGCCAGTGAACGTCACGTTCACCATTGAGAGTTCGCCGACGGTTGACGCGATCGGCGTGAAGTTCGCGAGAAACGCGCCGGTGATCGTGTACTCGGGGTTGGTGGCCGATTCGGTCGGGCCGGAGGGCGAGATGACGATGGTGACGGCGTCGTCGCCGACGACGTCCCACAGGGTCGCCTCAACTTCGGAGGTGCCGTACGAGTTGAACACGGTCATCGTGACGTCGACGGACTGGAGGCCCTTGGTGTACTTGCGGCCGGAGTCGCCCATTGCGGTGGTTTCGAGCTGGTCGAAGCCGGTGGTCAGGGTCACGGACTGAACCTGATCCGAGAAGTCGACGGCGCCGATCATCACGGTGGCGTTGGAGAGGAAGGTGGTGGTTGCCATTATCTGCTTTCTTTAGTTGCGCCGCGAGGCGATTCGGACGGTGAGGTCGTAAGCCGGGAGTTCCTGGCTTCCGATGATGGCGAGGCTGGGTTGGCCGGCGACGACTGCGAGACCGCCATCGGCCATGAGTGTGTCGATGGTTGTGAGTAGCCAGTCGCCTGTGTCTTGGTTACCGGGTGGGGCTCCCAGAACGCGGATGGTGAACGTAAGATCACCCACGTTGTAGGTGAAACTGGTGAAGGTTGGGAGCTCGACGAAAACGGTAAGTGGTCGGGCGTTGCGTGGATCGGTGACCGGCTTGAGGCCGAGGTTGGTGATCCGTGTGACGATGGCGTCACGCGCTTCGGCAAAGATCCCTGTTGCGGGCATTTCACGCCACCTGGCTCCTGTTGATGCCGAGTAGCTGGTGGATGCGACCCATGTTGAAGCCGGTGGTGGCCGGCGTCATCGCTTCGAACGTTTGGAACGAGTCAATGCTGCCACGTTCCCTGTACAAGGCCGCTGCCATAAGAGTGGTACCGAGGGTGACGTCACTCGAGGGGCTGGTGCCTGGTGCGTCGGTGTAGCCGGCCTCGACGCGCTTACGGAACGCCCAGGCGTTCGCAGCTGCGACGCAGGTGGCGATGTAGGCGGTGTCGTTGGCGGTGGCGGCCGCGATGCCGAGGAATTCGGTGACGTTGCCCGATGTGGTCCAGGTACAGCTGATCGACCAGGTGAGGGTGCCGAACGGGTCGGCGGAGTCGCGGTCGACGGCGTCGCCGCTGTCAATGTAGGCCAACTGGTTCGGGATAATGACGTCGGTGTTGTACGTCATGTCGCCCTGGTAGTTCAGGCCGGTGTAAAGGAACTGGGGGACGGCTACGACGACGAAGGTGCCGTCCATGCCGTTCCCCAGTCCCGACACCGTTACAGACTGCCCGACTGCGATGTCTGTCTCGGTGAGGGTCTGAATCACGACGACGTCGTCCAACCTCATGCGGTGGGTGATGGAAAACGTCGCCATGATTCGTGACTCTCCGTGTGATTATGCGCGGGTGACGAACATCTCGCTGTCGATCATCAGCGTGGCGAAGTAGCCACGGAATGCGATCGTGCGAGCGAGCAGGCTCGGGTTTTCGATGGACACGACGCCCTTCTGCTGTTCCCAGCATTCGAAGCCGGCCGAGTTTCCGACCCACACTTCCTTGCTGGTCAAGGGGTCGAAGTTGCGGTCGACGACGACCTGGAGGCCGAAGGCGTTGCCGTTGAACGAGGCGGCGTCCTGTTGGCCGAATGCGTTCATGGCTCCGGCGTTGGGGAACAGGGGGCGGCCGGTGTTGTCGGTCAGCGCGCCCAACTTCTTCCAGTAGTCGGTGCCGAGCATCAACACGTTCGGCAGGTTGCCGTCGGAGTTGGTGAGGATCTTGGCGGCCGCGTTGTAGACGAAGGTGACCCAGTCGGCCGGGTCGGTGTCGTCGGTCAACACTTCGGTCTGGGTGACGCCTGCGACGAACTGCGTACAGGCTTCGATGTCGGTCTGGTTGGCGTAGATGCGCGCCATGTCGTCGACGAGTGCGCCGAGCACTTCCGGGCTCGACCAGTCGATCGATGCTTCGGACAGCTCAACGTAGCCGCCGAAGATCTTCTTGGTGACCTGCTCGTCGGACACGACGAACGT